CAACAGAATTCATTAGTGATTGTGGACACGGAATTGGATTTGCCATAGGTAATATTCTAAAGTATGCACAACGATATGGAAAAAAAGGTAACCATGAAGACCACAGACGTGATCTAATGAAGGTTTTACATTACGCTATTATTGCACTAAACGAACATGATATCCATGCAGTGAAGCACTACTTAGATGATTAATGTATAAATATTGATATGAAAATCACTCAAGTAAATACTCCTGATAGTTTTCAGGAGTTTCCATCTCAGAACGATTCAGACTTAGTTGAATTATTTGATTCACCTTTGGAGGCTTCTTATAATTGGGACTATAAGATAGAAGATAATCGTATTAGAAAAATATATGAGTTAGGTAAAGAAAGAGCTTGGAATCCTACTACAGATATTGATTGGACTATAGAACATCCAGGAGACATTAATGTATTAGGACAATGGCCTGAGGGAGACGATCCTTTTTGGTTTAACTATAGACCATATAGAGAGCTTTCTGATGATGATAAGAGAGAATTTCAGAAACATAAAAACCTGTGGCAGTTATCATCTATCTTGCACGGTGAACAAATGGGTGCAATATGTTGTGGCCAACTTGTAAGCTGTGCACCAACATTCCAAGCAAAATTATATGCAGCACAACAAGCAGCAGATGAAGCAAGACATGCTGAAACAATGCAACGATATATTAAAGAAAGATATGGTTGTGTTTATCCTATCCAAGATGGTGTGAAACATATTTTTGATAAAGCATTAGCATCTAAAGAGTGGGACTTGAAATTTATTATTGTACAGATAGTAGTGGAAGGATTAGCATTAAGCACATTCCAAATCTGTAAAGAGAGAACCAATGATCCTCTCTTAGCAGAGATAATGGATTACATATTACAAGATGAAGCAAGGCATATAACTTTTGGTATTAATTATTTAACTGATTATTTAAGTACTTTAAATAAAGGAGAGTTAGAATATAGAGCAAATTATGCTCTTGAATGTTGCCAAACATTATTAAACAGAGTTGGATTTACATCTGGATTTTATAGACAGTTTGGTTGGCATGCAGATGATGCACATAATTACGCATGTGAATTTGAAACAACTGAACTAGGTAAGAACTTTAAACTCATGAGAAAGTATCTATTAAGAAGGGTTATACCTAATATTAAACGAATAGGATTATTAACTGATAAAGTTAGACCTTATTATGATGAGTTAGGATTATTAGAGTTTGAAGACTTACCAGATGATATGGAAGCCTACCTTTTTTAGTAAATTAAAGACAAAACTCTTATAAATAAGAGTGTAAGACAATTATTGGAGACCAAAATGGCATACGTCGTAAGACAAATTTATACTAGACCAAACACAGGAGTTGATTGGCCTAAAATATCTGACCATGATTCAGATCTTCATACCGAAAGACTAGCTGATTATTCTAGTCGAGGTATTTCTGTAAGTTATTCTCTTTCAGAAGACGAGTTAACACTTACAGCAGAGATTAATGCACCTGACGCAGCTACTTGGAATGCTCACCTGGCATTGGTAGAAGATGCTACAGGTAATGGTAGTGCATTAAAAAGTTCTAATTGGACAGCAGTTCAATCAGCAATTAAAAGTGATTGCACTTCTAGAGGTATAGGATACACAATCCAAAAGATTGATGACGGAACTGCAGGTACTTTGGTAGAACATAATACCTAAAACGGTACCCTACTATATTGACTTTTAGTATGAAAGAATCTATAATACGGTTATAGATTTAAAAATTTGGAGTATATTATGAAAATTAGTAAACAAACTCTTGAAGTCCTCAAGAACTTTGCTACAGTTAACACAAACATTCTTGTTCGAGAAGGTTCAACACTATCCACAATAAGCACAGGCAAAAACATTTTTGCTAGAGCAGAAGTTAGTGAATCCTTCCCTAAAGAATTCGCAATCTATGATCTAAATAGTTTGCTTTCATTACTTACATTAATGGAAGACACAGACGTTGAGTTTGGAGACGAATCCTTAGTGGTTACGAAAGGCAACTCAAGGTTCGAATATTTCTATGCAGATCCTAACATTATTGTTAGTGCACCTGACAAAAGTATCGAAGTAGATACATTCTTTCAGTTTGACTTAACTAAAGATGATGTAGATATGATACTTAAGGCAGCTGCTATTACAGCAGGTCCTATGTTGAGTGTTGTAGGTGATAATGGAGAGGTTGTGATTAGTGTAGGTGACCCTAGTACACCTAAGTCTAATAGTTTTAGACAAGCTATAGGAACTACGGATAAAACTTTTGATGCTAAACTAGCAATGGAAAACTTTAAGGTTATTCCTGGTGGTTATAGTGTAATACTTTCTCAGAAGAAGTTTATGCACTTGGAAAGCAGTAAAGGTGATTTGAAATACTGGTTGGCGCTTGAGCGTTCATCAGATATATAGGAGTCGTAATGGACGAAGATAAATTAGAAGTCTCTCTTAGAGAGGCAACAAATGGTTGGATTGTAGAGTTCAATAAATTTGGTGAGACAGTTGAGTATATATTTACTCGCCCTAATCCAGCTATCTCGCTTGTAAGAAAAGTAATGAAGGGTGAGCTAGATGTATTTTCGCAGGAGGAAATAGATGAGTGAGTTAAACCCACAAATACCTCCATCAATCTTTAAGAAACATATAAGAACAACCGACGGCGTAAGCAAGTGGGTTGAATTATCCTCATTAGAATTATTTGAAGGAAAGAAAATTGTTTTATTTGGATTGCCTGGAGCGTTTACCCCTACATGTTCTGGTCAACAATTACCAGGTTTTGAAGCATTATACCATGAGTTTAGACTAGCAGGAATAGATGATATTTATTGCGTTAGTGTTAATGATACATTCGTTATGAACGAGTGGGCTATAGATCAGGGTCTTGTTAATGTTAAGTTGATTCCAGATGGTAGTGCAGACTTTACTATTAAATTAGGTATGGATGTTAGAAAAGACAACCTAGGATTTGGTGTAAGGTCATGGAGATATGCAGCTGTATATGATGACAAAGAACTTGTCTGGTCAGGTGTAGAAGAAGGTTATGGTGATGACGTTGAAGGTGACCCTTATGAAAAGAGTAACCCTGAAAATGTTTTAGACAATGTTAAAGCATTTGGATGGCCATCTGTTACTACTAGCTTAAATGATGAGCCTGTTAGTAATGAGTTAGAAACCTTTGGTGATTTAGATGATGCTATTGCTGAGGCAGAAGGTAAGCATATAGATTTAGATCTCTCAGATTCGACCGTCGTTAAGGAGAAAATTCGATAATTCAAAAATGTCGAGGAATAAAAGGCCAGAATTTTGGAGCAAAAAAAGTTCGCTAGTTTGGAGAAGTAGATAATGGAACCTGGACAATTTTTATGGGTTGAGAAATATAGACCCACACGCATAGAAGACTGTATTATACCTGATCAGGTAAAAGAACAGTTTAAACAATTTATAGCAAAAGGAGAGGTTCCTAATCTATTATTAAGTGGTAGTGCAGGAACAGGTAAGACAACTATTGCTCGTGCTTTGTGTAATGAGTTAGGTTGTGATTACATTGTTATTAATGGTAGTGATGAAGGTAGGCAGATAGATACCCTCAGAACTAAGATACGAAGCTTTGCTAGTGCTGTATCATTTGAGGGTAAGACTAAGGTTGTTATTCTAGATGAGGCAGACTATATGAACAGGGAAAGTGTACAACCAGCACTTAGAGGGTTCATAGAGACGTTCTCTGAGAACTGTAGATTTATATTTACATGTAACTATGCCAATAGACTTATAGACCCTCTACATAGCAGGACTACTGTTATAGACTTTAAATTAGCACCCTCAGATAAGCCTGTATTAGCCTCTAAGTTCCTAAAAAGGATGGAGTACATACTAGATACCGAAGGTGTAGAGTATAATCAGAGGGTATTAGCGGAGCTCTTAAACAAGTATTTTCCCGATTATAGAAGGGTTATAAATGAACTGCAGCGTTACAGCGCAGGGAATAAAGTTGATGAGGGTATATTAAGTAACTTCCAGGAAATTAATGCTAAGGCCCTTGTAGAGAGTCTAAGGGAAAAGGACTGGAAGAAGATGAGACAGTGGGTCGTTAATAATGTAGATACTGACCCCCAGGGTATATTTAGGCAAATATACGACACTCTACTCCCAGAGGTTAAGAGTGTTCCTCAGCTAGTCTTGTTAATTGCTGATTATCAGTATAAAGCAGCATTTGTTGCAGATCAGGAGATTAACTTGACAGCTTGTTTGACAGAAATTATGGCGAATGTGGAATTTAAGTAAATGGCACAAAAAGAGCCTAAAGACACAAATATCATAATTCGTGTCCCTTCATCGTTGAAGGAAGAAATCAAGG